AGCTGACTCAGACCATGCTCGTATCTTGGATCGAAGCCCAGCATGCAGCTCGGCTGGCTGAGATCCGGGAGCACATTGAGACATCTATCAACGAGTCTATTTTCCCAACTCGGGAGATGCGGACGCTAAGCAGTTGATCTGCTACCGCTACCTTTAGCGCGTAGCTTTACAACCATCGATTGAGTAAACTACAGGGGGTTGCATGTCGGATAGTTTCATCAAGCAGTTGACCGGCATCTTGAAGCGGCATGAGGGTACGGAACTGAAACCCTACCGCTGCACTGAGGGGTATCTCACCCTGGGCATTGGCCGCAACCTAGAGACCAAAGGTATATCGGAAGATGAAGCCGAATACCTTCTCCGCAACGACATCGAAGAAGTGGTTGCGGCCCTCAACGACAGGACTCCCTGGTGGAACACCCTGCCGGACCATAAACGAATTGTGATGGCCTCGATGGCTTTCCAACTCGGCGTCGGCGGGCTCCTCAAGTTCCAGCACATGCTCGCAGCCGCTGAAGACGGGGACGACAATGAGGTCGTCGCTCAAATGCGGGACTCCCTGTGGCACCGTCAGACGACGGCCAGGGCGGAGGAGCTGGCGAGACTGTGGACTGGCCCATGACTGAAGCAGAACTAGAGCTTTTGCTGGACCGATCAGCCAAGCGCGGTGCCCAGGAAGCGCTGAAGACTATTGGCCTGCACGATGAAAACGCCGTCCACGATGTGAAAGACCTCCGCGATTTGCTTGATATGTGGCGCGAGGCCCAGCGAGCGGTCGCTACCACCATAACGAAGGCCATCACCGTGGGGATTCTGTCTCTGTTGGCGATAGGCGCCTGGTACAAGTGGGGAGGCGGGGAATAATGTGGCAAACACTTCTAGGCCCTATCGCGGCCATCGGTAAAACCTGGGTCGAGGGGAAGGTCGCCAGGAGTAAGGCCAAGGCAGAGGCAGAGGCCCAAGTTTTGGTGCAGGCGTCGCAGTCCACGGCGGACTAGGAAGCCTACATGGCCAAGCAGGCAAGCCAAAGCTGGAAAGATGAGTGGCTGACCCTGCTCTTTAGCATTCCTCTGATCCTGGCCTTTATCCCCAGCGCGGTGCCCTACGTCATGCAGGGCTTTGAGGCCCTAGAAGCAATGCCCCAATGGTATCAATACACCCTTAGCATCATCGTCGCAGCCAGCTTTGGCGTTCGCAGCGCGATTGGACTGATGAACAAGCGAGGCCCCAAATAATGGCGCTTGAATCTGCTTCCTTTATAAATGGCTTGGTGAGCACCAACCCGACCAGCTCAGACAACGTCGGTGAGGGCGACAACCATATTCGCTTGGTTAAAGCGACGATCCTGGCCACGTTTCCCAACATCGCGGGCGCGATGACTAAGAGCCACACGCAGCTTAACACCAGCGTGGCTGCCACCGAGGCGGCGACCAACGCCAACACGGCCAGCGCCATCGTCAAGCGTGACGGCAGCGGCAACTTCTCTGCCGGCACAATCACTGCCGCCCTCACTGGTAACGTCACCGGCAATGCCTCTACGGCCAGCGCTTGGGCTACGGCAAGGACCATCACCCTGGCCGGAGACCTGACTGGCAACGTGTCTGTCGATGGCAGCGCCAACGTCACGCTGACGGCTGCTGTTGTTGATGACAGCCACAACCATGTCATCGCAAACGTAGACGGTTTGCAGGATGCGCTGAACGCCAAGGTCGGGACTAGCGGAAACGCAGCCAGCGCCAGTAAGTGGCAAACGGCTAGAACAGTGACGTTCGCCGGCGGTGACGTGACCGGCAATTTCACGATTGACGGAAGCGCGAATGTTTCTGGCGTGAACCTTCAGGTGGTCAATGACAGCCACAACCATGACAGCCGCTACTTCACCGAATCAGAATCAGACGCTCGCTTTCTAGGGATTAGCGCCAACGCTGCAAGCGCCAGCAAGTGGGCGACTTCACGCACCCTGTCGCTTAGCGGCGACGCTAGCGGAAGCGCCAGCTTTGACGGCAGCGCAAACGCTACGCTTTCTGTAACCGTGGCTAACAATAGCCACAACCACACCATTGCAAACATCACCAGCCTGCAGAACGCGCTCGATGGAAAGCTGAGCACCACGGGCACAGCGGCAGATAGCACAAAGTGGGGCGGGTACAAATTCAGCACCAGCAGTACTGGGTCTGCTTCCGACACGATCTATTTTAGGACCTAACCGTGGGCATATTCATCGGCGGGACCGAGATCACTGACATCAAAATTGGTAGCACCGCTATCAATCAGGTGTTTGTCGGCTCGACTCTGGTGTGGCAACGCATCACTTGGACTTTCGGTATTCCCGTCACCACCGTAAACGACACCGGCGCTCTCGGCGGTGGCGTGACCGTTCGCAGCGATGGCGTGATCACCTTTAACAGTGTGTCAAATAGCTACTACGGTAATCCGTCCAACGCTAACTTCGGCCAATACTACGAGGCCCAGCTAACCAAGTCCTCCGGCACCAGCCCGAGTACCGGGCCCGCGTTAGGGTCTTACCACGCGCTGAGCAGCAACCGCGCTTGGCAGTGGAACACGTCTTCGCCGCTAACATTTAGCGGAACCGTGACGGTGCGCGAGATCGCCAACACGTCCAACAGCGACAGCTTTACCTACAACCTTGATCTCGACTGCTTCCTGGCCGACACGCAGATACTCATGGCCGACGGCAGCGAGAAGCGCATTGCCGAGGTGGAAGTGGGCGACGTGGTCATGGGGGAGGGCGGATCGCTCAACACGGTCACCGAGGCCCAGAGCTTCGACAAGATCGACTCCGTATATAAGATCAACGACGGCGACTACTTTGTCACCGGAGGTCACCCGTTCAAGACCACCAACGGCTGGAAGGCCATGCGCCCAACGGCGGTGGCTGCTTCTCACGTCGAGCTGGGTGTCACCGAGCTGAGTGTGGGCGACGAGATGATCAAGCGTGAAGGCACCGAGACTGTGTTCGCCATCACGTTCATGGAGCGCCCGGTTACCGTCTACAACCTTGCCGTGGACGGGAACGACACGTTCTTTGCCAACGGCTACTTGGTGCATAACAAGTAATGGCCTTTATCCCGATCAGGCAGGTAGGCGCGGGCGGCATTGTCACCGACCAAGCGCCCTATGATTTGGAGCTTCAGCAGTTCCCGGCGGGGAACAATGTTGCTATCGAGGACGGCAAGATTGGCAAGGCGCTGGGCTACAGCAACCGTAAGTCTCTAGCTTTTGAGCCGACGCACGTTCAAGGATGGCTATATCAAGGCAACAACAGCCTGGTGATTGGTGCCAACACGGCGATCTACCGCTTTGACGGCACCAACGTGACTAACGTCAGCTCGCAGACTTATAGCAACTCGCCGCGTTGGCAGAGTGCGCAGATTGGTGCCGGCGTGATCATGAACAACGGCACCGAGGTGCCTGAGTTCATGTTTCCAAACGGATCAGCGTTCGCCGCTCTGACCGCTTGGCCGACCAACGTGACAACCCAGTGCCTAAAGCCGTTCAACAGCTTCCTAATCATGGTGGGTTACGAGGACCTGACAAACCGTTATCCCTACACCGTTCGCTGGTCTGACGAGTACGACCCTGCCAGTGTGCCGCAGAGCTGGGACATCACAAGCACTACCAACCTAGCGGGTGAGAACGTGCTTTCGGGCAACAACGGCGAGCTGATCGACCAGCTTACGCTAAACGACGCAAACATCATCTATGCCGAGCGCGGCGTCTTTGCTATGACTTTTATAGGCGCACCGCTGGTCTTTGCGTTCCGCGAAATATTCAACGATGACGGCATCATCAACCGTGGCGCCGTGGCCGGCTTCTTCGGTCAACACTTGGTGGTTGGCCAAAACGACATATATGTGCATGACGGTAACAACAAGCGCTCCATCGTAGACAAGCGCGTCCGGCGTCAGTTCTTCGCTGAGCTGCGCGACACTCGGAGCGTGTTTTGCCAGTCGATTCCTGACCGCTCTGAGGTGTGGATTTGCTACGCAGACGACGACAGCAGCGACAGCCAGACAGCTAACCGCGCTCTGGTCTATAACTGGGCCCAGGACGCGTTCACCTTTATAGACCTGCCGAACATTCGCGCACTGACGTTGGCGGACAAGATGGACACCTCGGGAGATTGGGACAACAGCCCGGTCACCTGGGCGCAGTCCTCCGACTACTGGTCAAACGCCTCGATCACCACGGCAGGCCAGAACATCAAGCTGTTTGGCGCTGGATATCTGGACGACAAGGTTTACCAGCACAACGACACCTATGGCGCTGACGGCTCCGCGCTTGATGCTTTCATCGAGGCTAGCAAGTTAGACCTTGACGCGATCACTGGGGGCAGCACGGCTACGATCAAGCAGATCAATCAGATTCTGCCGCAGATCGAAGGCTCTGGCGCTGTCACGATCAGGGTCGGCGTCAGCGCCTCGCCGCAGCAAGGTGTGCAGTGGATAGCAGAGCGGCCTTACAACATTCACAGCGATCACAAGATCGACGTGCGCGCCAGCGGTCGCTATCTGGCTTTGCGCTTCCAATCCGCGTCGTCGGAAAACTGGTGGAAGGTCACCGGCCTCGACATCGACATCAGAGAGGTGGCCAAGCGATGAGCTACCGACCTCTTCCGACTACGGCAGGCAACGTCACTGACCTGCGTTCTTGGGCCAACCGCGAGCTACAGCGAGTGTCCCTGGCGATCGACCTTACGGGATCGCAGCTCACCTTAGCGGTGCTCAATGCGCCGCCTGAAAAGCCGCAAGTCGGGCAGATCGTTTTTGCGGACGGAACCAACTGGAACCCTGGCTCAGGCAGGGGTTTGTACTATTACGACTCTTCCTGGGTCTTTATTGCATAGGTGTAAGCCATGTCTCTTTTTTCTTTTGGCTCAAAAAAATCTAAGCAAAGTTCTAGCTCAAACGCGCAGAGCTTTGTCGATCCTAACCAGCAGCCGTTTCTCGATGACATCCGCACGCAGGCTCAAGCTCTAAACCAAACGGGCATGCCGGTTGAGGGCGTGGCAGCCCTAAACCCGACGCAGATGAGCGGCATGGATGCGCGCTTTGGCGCCGGCGGTAACATCATGAACGTCGGCGGCATGGTCCAGAATCAGGGTATGAGCATGATGCCTGGGCAGTCCATGGCGCTGAACTTCGCACAGAGTGCGATGGGGCAGCCCGCCGGCTTTGCTGGCCCGCAGCGCGGTATCCCCCGTGGCGGTATGGAAGGCGCGGGTATCCCGTTTCGCCCTAGCGGCTTCGCTCCTGGCCGCTTTAGCACCGCCAGCCTAGCGAACCGAGCTGCAGGGATGAATGCGCCCCAAGGCGGCACGCCTTCTAACTACGCTTCAATGTTGAACGCTCGCAACCCCGCGGCCCCCGGCCCCGGCGGCATGATCGGCCCCGCGAGCGTCGGCCCGATGAATTTTAATCTTGCAAGCAACATGGCCTCCCGCGGCGCCGTGGCTGGCCCGGCGCAGAACACTGGCATTAACACTGGCCTAGCCGACACCATCGGCGGCATGACCACCTTTGCCGACGCAGCTCAGGGGCGTGGCATCGATACCGACACCGCCGGTCAAGCCACTGGCATGACGACCTTCGCCGACGCGGCTCAGAACCGAGGCTTCGATCAGCGCAACGTGTCGAGCTACATCAACAACGACGTGCTCCAGGGGCAGATCGACGCGGCGTCCAGAGACATAATGCGTAACTTCACTGAGAACCAGCTCACCGGCAACGCCTCTGGCGCAGCGGCCACTGGCAACAGCGGCAGTAGCCGCCGTGCTGTTATGGACGCCATCGCCGCTAGGGGCGCCGCCGACAGAGTGGGTGACATTTCCGCTTCGATGCGCGGTCGAGCTTACGATACTGGCGTGAACATTGAGGCGGGCAGGGCCGCACAGAATGCGGGCTTTGACCAGCAGACTGCTTTGGCAAACGCAGCAGCCGCAAACCGCCTGACCGGACAAGGCTTGAGCATCGCAGCCAACCAGGGCCAGCAAAACGTCGGTAACGTGCAGGCGGCAAACTTGGCTAACGCGGCCGCTACTAACCGCATGCAGGCGCAGGGTGTGAACGTAGCCGCTAGCCAGGCGAGTCAGGACACCGCCAACCGCCAAGCTGCTGAGCTAGCAAACCAAGGCGCCTATAACACCTTGCTTGGTCAAGGCTTCAATTTTGGCAATCAGCAGGCGATGCAGAATGCTCAACTGCAGCAGCAGGCTGCCCTCGCTAATCAGCGTAATGCGCAGTTTGGCGCCTCCTTGGCCAACACCATTGGCCAGCAGGGCGTGGCTAATATGCAGGCTGGAGCAAATCTTCAATTGGCAGGCGCCAATGCCCAATACGGCGTGGGTAATGACCTCCGAGCCTACGAGCAGCAACTGTTGAACAACGTCTACCAGCAACAGATGTCACCGTTCAACTCGCTGAACTTCTACAACCAGCTCGTTGGGGCGCCGACGGTGCTGAACACTGCCAGCACTCAGTCCAGCGGCAAGTCCAGCGGCTTCGACTTAGGATTCGGCTGAGGTCTAGGCTATGGCTTTTTATGACTTAATTGGTGAACGACCTCAAGGTTATCTTGAAGATAACCAAGAGCGCCGCGACTTGCAGAACCGCCTCAGCGATACGGTGATGAACGCCCCGGCGATCACGCTGCAAAGCGAAACCCCGAAAGAGGAAGCAGTTGAAGCACTGATGCTTCAACGCGCTGGCTTTATTCAGGACCCAAGGGGCATGTCACCTGACGGCCGACAGGCTTACGTTGACCCGCGCCTGCTTAGCTCGCAGGCCACCATGAGTTTGATCAACGACCAGCAGGAGTACCTACGGCAGCGCACGCTCCAAAAGGCGAGCAACCCGCTGTTCAAGGTAGCCGACACTGTCGCTGACACTGGCCGACTGTTCTTGTCCCCGCTGTTCTGGTTGAAGGGTGAGGACATGACGCGCTATGACCCCAGCGCCATGCTGGAGTCTGGCTACCGCACGCGCATGAGCCAACTGGACGCGCTTCGCATCAAGTCTTACGACAACTATTTCGATGCCAAAACTCAGCGCATGAATCAGCTCACCGTGTTGCAGCAGCAAGCCTTTGAGAACGCAGATACGCTCTACCAGCGGAGGCTGCCGCAAGACACATATAGCAAAGAGCTTCTGAGCGAAGCACAACGCCTTGGCGGTGACACCTTTACCGGTTATGCCGCTGGTAACGCTGAATCCATACAGGCGGTGCAAGACTCTCTCGCGCTTAACAAAGGCCAGGCTACTTCGATTTCCGGTGGCCGTATCGTGCGCGACAACGCGCTTAACCCGGTGCGTCAGTTGGGCAAGGACTTTAAAGCAAAGCAGCAACAGACCTACGGCCAAGCGCTGGAGGGCTACGACAGACTCATTGCCTCTCTCAACTCGCCTGGAGGGTTGGGCGACGTTGCAGCGATCTTTGGGTTTATGAAGATGCTCGACCCCAATAGTGTTGTGCGCGAGTCTGAGTACGCGACAGCCGCAAACGCTGGCGGCATATACAACCGCATGATGAACCTGCTGGAAGAGGCAGAGGGTAATGTGCTTCCTGATAACGTGCGTGCGCAGATGCGCGAACTGGCTACGGACCTTATTGAGGTTTACGGAAAGGCCTATGGCGATTTCTACGACGATGCCGTAAACAGCGCAGCCTTCTACGACTGGTTCAATCCTGAAACCGACAGCGAGGCTTTCTTCGGGCGTCGCCTGTCGTTCCCAACCGATCCACCGCCAGCTCCGCCTCCGCTTCTTGATCCCAACAGCGTGAACCGGGCGCCCGCCCCTGGAAGTCCGGGGGCCAGTGGGGCCGATATATTCAACGTAGACCTAGACCTTCTGAGGTAAGTGCGCATGGCCCGAGTACAGGCAGATAGAGCAGAAGTAGAAGCCGCTTACATTAGGCATATTGAGAACGGCGACTATGAAAAAGCTGAGCGGTTGGCTACTCAGATCGGTTATGTGCCGTCTATGCCTGAAGGCGCAGGCGAGTCCTTTGCCATGGGTGCTGCACGCAGCGCTACCTTGGGCTTCCGGCCAAAGATGTCAGCAGCTCTTAGCGCTGGCGCTCAAGCGCTTTTAGACGACGCTGACTATGACAGGGCCTATAACGAGGCCCTTACGCGCCAGATGAAATATGAGCGCCGTTTGTCCCAGAGTCCTGCCTACACCGCTGGTGAGGTCGTAGGCGCTTTTGTTGGTCCCGCAACTGCGCTGGGCATTGGTGCTCGCGGCGCCTCGGCTGGGATGAACGCGCTCAAGGCGGCAGGCCTCGGCGGCGCTGAAGGTGCGGTGGCAGGCATTGGCTACTCTGATCGACGCGGCCTAGACACTCTAGGGGACGCCGGCTTTGGGGCTGCCACAGGCGCCCTGACAGGTGGCACTGCCGCAACCATTGGCCCAAAGGTTGGCGAAATGGCAGGCCGAGCGTTTGAGTCAGCTTTCAGCGGCTCTGCTGCAAACGCGGAGCGCGCTATCGGTCGAGAGATTGTTGGCGCCGGCTTGACCACTGCTGACGATGCCATAGGCGCCCTTAGAGGTTTAGGCCCCCAGGGCATGTTGGTGGACATCGCCCCCGGGGCGGGAACGCAGGCTATGCGCCGCGCTGGTGGCGGCGATCTGGCTACTAGATTGACCGAACGGCAGCGTGGCGCTCGCGGCCGCGTGCTTGGAATCTTAGAAGACGCCACCGGCGCTAAAGTTGCTGACTATGACGAGCGCCTGGCCACGCTAACCTCTCAACTTTCCCGGGCGGGGCAGGACTACAACGCGCTCGCTCGCGTTGAGATTCCTCGCGAGCTGGTAGACGACATTCTTGAGATCGAGAGCCCCCTGGTGCAGCGGGCAGTGGCCGGTGCTAAGGCGGCTATGAACGAAAGCCAGGTCTCTTTTGTCGAAGACGCCTACTCTGTGCCTCTTCAATATTTAGACTTCGTTAAGCGCGAGCTGGATGCTATAGCCCAGGCCGCAAAGAGCGGCCCGGGTTCAGGCGTAAACGGCGCAGAGGGGCAAAGGGCAGCGAAGCTGGCTGCAAAGCTCCGCACCCGCATGGACGAAATCTCACCAGAGTATGCGCGGGTCCGCGACAACTATGCGGAGCTGGCCGGTAGCGTGGACGCGATGGGGGAAAGCGCTACTAGCAGCGCCACCAACCCTGGCGGACGGCAGGCGATGAAGGTATCGAACCCTGCACTGCTTGACGACGTAGCGGCCAAGGTGGCGGAAATGAGCCCGCAACAGCGCGCCGATTTCCGGCTAGGCGCAGCCATGGGCGCGGACGATGTCCTGGCGCAACGCGCAACGCGGGATGGCGATGTGGGCAACATCCTCCGGCCAGACGTGCCTGAGAGCGTGGGCAACCGAGTGCTCGACTTAGCCTCTGAGACCCCAGCCTCTGCTCAGGCAGCGCGAGAGGCGCTCAGCGCAGAAAGCCAGATGAACGAGACCTACCGGATGCTGTCCCGAGGCACTGGCTCCCGCACCGGCATATTGGACGCCGACGCCAGCCGCGTGGTGCGCAACTCTCCCAAGGAGATGCTGATCAACGCAATCCTGCCGAACGGCCTGACGCTTGAAACCGCTGAGGCTATGAGGTCCATGCTGATGCGCGGTGACATCAACGAGCAGGAAATGCGCCGCATGGTTGACCGAGGTCTAAAGAACGGTCTCTTTGAGGCCACCCCGGAAGCGGTAGACGGCTGGTTCCGAGTTGCGCTCGCAGGCACCCGCGCCGCGCAAGGCGTGCTGTCAGAAGACTAGGAGACTGGAATGTTTGGCCACATCAGAGACTATTTCGCTGACATCTTCGGCACGTCCGAGGAAGACAAGCAGTTTGGAAGGCTGCTGGAAATGTTCGACAAGGTGCAAGAGAAGCGGATGGAGGCGAACCAGTTCATCGACGACAACATCCGCCAGCCCATCAACGAAAACATCCGCCAGCCGATTTACAACGCGGTAGACAAGGTCGTCCCCCTGGAACTGCTGCAGATGGGCGGCGGAATGGGTAGCAGCAGCTCAATGATGCCGGCTATAGCCGATGCGCAGGCGCCCGACGCCGTGTCTCCGCTTCAAGGCGTATTGGCCAATGCCGGTATTCAGAACCCGATGGTTGACATGCTTAAACCGGCGCCAACCATGCTGCAAGCGCCAGAGTTTGCACCGAGAAGGCCAGACAGCTTTACGCCTGTGAACCCCATGGACAAGCAGATCGAGGAGATCGAGGACGTGGTCAGGAGCCAAAGGGTAGGCGGTGGCGTGCTAGAGCAGCCAGGGCAGGGCGCTCCTGGCCTGCTAGAGACGACCAACATATACACGATGGGCATAGGGACTCAGTAACGTGGGTCTTCGTAACTACATCACCTCAACGCTCAGAGACACATCGGCCGGCGCCATTGAGGGCGCAGTTGGCCTAGTAGACCTCGCCTCACAGGGCGGAGCGTATCTCTACAACAAGGCCACGGGGCGGAACATTGAGCCTTTACAGTACGGCCCCATGGTCAGCGAAGCCCTAGACCTCAACCCTGACAGGGACTCCGCCGCTTACATCGGCGGCTCCCTTGTCGGCGGTGCGCTCACTGGCGGAGCTGGTGCGATCCGCTCTGGCCTCCAGGCTGGAGCGAAGGAAGGAGCAAAGGCCGCAGGCACCTCCTTAGCTGCTGAGGCCGCAGGCTACGCAGGAAGCGTTGGCGCTGCGCGAGCCGCGGAGGCTGCTGGCTACGGCGAGACCGGGCAGATGGTGGCAGGGCTTGCTGGTGGTCTAGCCGCTGGTGCTCGCACCCCTGGAGCCAGTGCGCCTGTGAAGCAGGACATCTTCGGCGGCACTGGCGCCTACAACCCTGACAGCGATGCGCTTCGCCAAGCCGTGCGCCTGGAGAAGGAAGGAAGCGGACCTGCCACTATCTGGAAAGAGACCGGATGGTTCAGGGGTAAGGACGGCAACTGGCGCTTTGAGATAGACGACAGCCAAGCCAAGTTCGATCTCAATATCAGGCATGGAGACATGGGCACCGTGCGTGAGATCATGGATCACCCCGCGCTTTTTGATCAGTACCCCGAGCTGAAGCGCATGCGGTACAAAACGACCGACCCTGGAGAGGCGTTAGTCTCCGGCTATTACCATCCAACGGAAAACTACATTGCCCTGAACCCCTTCCACGACCACCAAGACGAGACTTTGCTCCACGAGCTTCAACACGCCATACAGGATTCAGAGGGGCACTCGCCGGGCGGGAACTATGACATCGCCAAAGCGTATTTAGACGATTCCTTTTTTGCTCAGTTAGATGCAGATTTTCCGCCAGACGTCAGAGACAGGGTTGGTGTAGATCATTATCTTCGGGATCAGTTAGCACCTGTTTATGCTGCTAGCACCATTTTGAAGATGAACAACATCACGCAACCCAAGCAGCTCTACAACAGCAGCCTCTGGTATGAGCACAATGATGAGGTGAGAAGGATCATCGGACCCCCGCCTCCGCGCGGGAAAGCGCAGCTAGACTACACACAGAAAGCTGGCCGCGTTATCGCCGACCTAGAGATTCAACGGCTAAGAAACTCCGACCTTATTGACGACCGATACCTGTTCATGAGCATGGAGCCCTACCTTGAGAATGGCTTGGGCCTCAATGCGTTGGAGGAGGTGCGTAAGAAACAGAAATCGCTTGAGCGGCAGCGGTCGAGGAATAGAGAGAAAGGTAGGCTCTACGAGTACAACGTCCTAAGAAACCAAGCGGAGAGGCTTGGAGAGCTGCCCGATGGAGTGCTCTATCGTTTGCTTGAGGGAGAAGCTGAAGCCTTCAACGTCATGGACCGAATGCGGATGAGCGCAGACGAGCGCAGGGCAAGCTACCCGCCTAGCACCATGAAAGACAGAGGCCAGTCGATTTATGAAGACGTGATTCCTGGGCGACCTGGAATACGCCGCCGGCAACAGACTGATGGCGGCGTGAGCCTTCTGTTCGACCCTAACGAGTAGGAGAACCCATGCCCAAACCAGCCAAAGGGAAAGCCCGGGTCAAGGTCACCGCGTCAGGCAAGAAGGTCAGCTACGGCCAAGCCGGTAAAGCCAAGGGCGGTGGCCCGCGAGTCAAGCCTGGCACCAGCAAGGGCGACGCCTACTGCGCTCGCAGCGCTGGGCAGATGAAGTCCCACAGCAAGGCAGCGAAGGACCCCAACTCCCCACTGCGCTTGTCACGCAAACGCTGGAAGTGTTCTGGCACCAAATCGAGGAGGAAGTGATATGCCCATGGTCGGAAAGAAGAAGTTTTCATACACCAAGGCTGGCGCCAAGAAGGCTAAGGCCTACGCCAAAAAAACTGGGAAGAAAATGAGGAGCAAAAAATAATGCCGGGAAAAGGACTCTATGCAAACATCCACGCGAAGCGGAAACGCATCGCCGCTGGTTCAAAAGAGAAGATGCGCAAGCCCGGCAGCAAGGGAGCCCCCACTGCGAAGGCGTTCAAGGCAGCAGCAAAAACCGCAAAGAAAAAGAAATAAGACCGCATGAGGGGGCAACGCCATGATCGAGATCGGCCTAGCTATTGGCGTTGCCTCCAAGTCCTTTGCGGTTGTGAAGAAGATGGTCGCAGCGGGGCGCGACCTTGAGGACACAATCGGACAGCTCAGCACATGGTTTGGCGCGATATCTGACATAAATGAAGCAGAGCGCCAAGCAAAGAATCCTCCGCTCTTCCGCAAGCTGACAAACGCTAAAAGCGTAGAAGCCGAAAGTTTGGCAATCTTTGCCGCCCGCAAGCGGGCTGCTGCGATGGAACAAGAATTAAGGTCTATGGTGGTGCTGGCCTATGGGAAAGAGGCGTGGCGAGAGCTAATCGCGCTGCGCAAGAAGATCAAGGCCGACCGGGAACGGGCCGTCTACAATCAAATGCGCAGGCGCAAAGCCTTTGTAAACAATAGCCTCATGGGCCTAGCCATAGCGATCCTACTGGCTGGCGTCATCTTCCTGCTTACCTTTTTTATAAGAGTGACTAGCGAATGACGCCAAATGTACCAATAGTGGACCTGGCGCTCCTAAGTTATTGATTTACAAGCTGATCGTGCAAAGCCATCATCGGCGCGACGGATAGCATTTTGTTTGTTTTCAATCACTTAGCTCCACAACATACTGCACCAAACTGCACCAAAACCCTTTACACACCACAATTTGTCCCCATAATTCTCCCAAGCACTGAACCAGGGAGTGTACCAAATGGGATCAATTCAAAAGCGCGGCGACACCTATCGAGCCCTCGTCCGTAAGAAGGGCCACCCGGCCATCAGCAAGACCTTCCCCAAGAAGGCACTGGCCCAGAAATGGATCGCGCAGACCGAGTCAGACATCGCTGCTGGCGAGTGGCGCGAGGACCGGCAGACCTTCGGGCTGATCACCGACCGCTACATTAAAGAGATCGGGGCCATTCGCAAGTTCGGTCGCAGCAAGACCTGGCTCCTGCACCGCCTCAAAGAGGAGCTGGGGCACCTTGAGCTGCGGGAGATGACCACCCAAGCCCTGACCCAGTGGGCCACCTCGCGCACCGCTGGCCCCTCTACGGTCATGCAGGACATGATTTATATCGGGGTGGTGCTGCAAACCGCAGAGGCTATGTGGGGCGCCCAGCCTAAGATCGATGACTACAAGCAGGCCATGCTGGCGCTGAAGCGCTTAGGCGTGATCGCAGAGAGCCAGGAGCGTGACCGCCGCGTGAGCGACAAGGAGGTGGCGCTTATCCTTGAGCACATCAATACCGTCTTCCCCATGGACGACCTGATTTGGTTCTCAATCCATACGGCTATGCGGCTGGGAGAGGTTACCCGCATCCGCTGGTCAGACCTGAGCGAGGACGGGCGGACGGTGATCATCCGCCAGCGTAAGCACCCCAAGCAGAAGCGGGACCAGCGGGTGCCGCTTCTGCCCGAGGCGGTGGAGATCATTCAGCGCCAGCCGCGTATCGCTGATGAAATCTTCCCCTACAACGGTAACAGCGTCTCTGACGCCTTCCAGCGCGCTAGGAACGCCGCAGGCCTGGAAGACATACGCTGGCATGACCTGCGCCATGAGGGTGTCTCACGGCTTTTTGAGCGCGGCCTGGACACGATGCGGGTGGCCGTCTTCAGCGGCCACAGGGACATCAACATGCTTCGCCGCTACACTCACTTGTCGCCCGAGCAAATACTCGACTCTCTATAAGTTTCCCTAAGTACCATGCGGCCTTGCGCAAGTCCTCGACCTGCTTCTCCGGGTCGCTCGACTTGTAGCGCCAACGGTGTAGATACTTCTTAACATTGCCTTCGCAGTAGAACTCAAAACCTTCGTCGCCGAGGTTATCCTCCAGATATTTAATGCACTCGATGCCGCCGTGGTTATAGTGCGGCGGGTGGTTGACCATGTCTCTTTCGTTCATGTTGTAGCCTCAACTATTGGTTGTAATGGCGACCAAGCCCTCAGCCCGTCGCGCGTCAAAAAATGCCTCCACAACGGCCCGGTCAGCGACGCGGGCCTTGCCTAGGCGGTAGGTGGGAACCGGGAACGTGCCCCGGCTGATGGCGTTCAGCACACCTTTTGGGGTCATCCCCATCACGTCCGCCAGCTCGTCGATCTTCATATACGGTTTCATCCTGCCCTCCTCAATTCTGGTCTAAAAACCTGACCACGGGTTTGTTGCTCAAGGTGTAGCGGTTTGCCTTCGCGTTGAAACGCAGGTCCACGCAGATGTCATTCCCCTCCCTAAAACCGTGCTCGGTCAGCTCCTGGGCGGTTAAGCACAGGAAGTCGTACGCGAATAGCGCATCGTTCTTCCTCAAAGCTGCAATGTTGAGCAGCTCCATCGTGGCCAGTGGGAAACGAACGGTCCACTTGTTGCGCCCTTGATGCTCAGCGGATCTGACCACGATGACGCGGTGAACTCCGTGGCCTATAGCATCAATGTCATGGTCGGCATCAGACCCCGCAAAAGCCATGTTGTAGCCTCGCTCAATGACGTAGCCGGCCAAGGCGTACACCGCCGAGTCCTGCCTGCCCGCTGCCGCGCGCCTCTTTTCAATCTCCCCGTGGCTAGTGCCCAGCGCGAGCCATACATAGTCCACGCCCAGGGTGGCAGCCAGCTTTCGCATGGTGGGCTGCTTCGGCCGGCTCTCGCCAGCAAACCACTTCCGCACCGCCTCCTGGCTCACCTTCATCTTCTCCGCCAGGTAGGTCTGTTGACCCTTCCCATGGGGCGGTATGTCGACGTTCTCCCTGCACGCTTGTGCTAGCCGTACTTCAAATTCTTCCACTTCTTCTCTTCACCACTTTTTGTTGTAACTCTAAACCTTTGATGATCCCCTGTCATCCCGCAGTTTCGCAACGAAACGTAACAGGGAACTTTGTGTCGCACTTTTATTTTTCAATACTTCATATACGGCGTGGTCCGCGCCCGTGTCGGCTAGGATGTGGTAGACGCGCACGGGCTTTTTCTGACCCTGGCGGTGCAAACGTGCGCAAAATTGCTCATACAGCTCCAGCGACCAAGAGAGCCCGAACCACACGATGACCGAGCCGCCACGCTGTAGGTTCAGGCCGTGGCCGGCGCTAGCGGGGTGGGCCAGGAGCAGGCTGATCATGCCTTCGTTCCAGCTCTCAATCGTCTGGGGGTCAGTGCCCAGGACTTCCGCCTGGGGGTAACGGTCGAGCAGGCGCTCAAGGTCCGACTTGTAGTGGTAGGCAAGGAGGATCGGCTCGTTCGCTGCCTCGATGATCTCGTCGAGCGCGTCAAGCTTTGCGGTGTGCAGCTCATGCCACTCCTTCTCGGAGTCGTACACCGCGCCGTTGCTCACCTGCAGCAGCTTGTTGACCTGCACTGCCGCGTTAGCCGCCATCACCTCGCCACGTTCTACGCGCAGCAAGAATTCCTTCTCCATCTGCTCATAGGCCTTGCGGGCTTTCGGTGGCAAGGTAACGCGGACGGTGCTGTCGATGCGCTTCGGCATTTTTAGGTAGTCCGCTGCGGACATGCGAAGTACCACGTCGGCCACCTGTTTGTACAGAGCTTCAACGCGGTCGCCCCGGACCTCCCACTGGGCCCACATAGGGTTGCCGACCTGGCGGCAGTATTTCTGTAGGAACTTGCCCCGGGTGTTCTCAAGTCTCTCTCCGCCGTCGAGCAGGTACACCTGGGGCCACAGCTCCAGCAGGCTGTTGGGCGCTGGCGTCCCCGTTAGCTGCACCATGCGGTCTATCTTTCCGAGAATTTTCCGCATGGCTTTCCACCGCTTGCTGGCGTGACTCTTAAAGCTGGAAGACTCGTCGATTACGACGGCGTCGAAGGGCCACGCCTGCCCAAAATGCTCCACTAGCCATGGAACCTGCTCCCGGTTGATGACGGTGATAGGGGCGCCGGACTCGACGGCCTCCTGCCTAGCCTTGGGCGACAGCCCAGCGGCGACGTTGATCTCTAGCCCTTGCAGGTGCTCCCACTCACGCACCTCCGCGGGCCAGGTGTGCTGCGCCACGCGCAGTGGTGCGATGACCAGGGCCTGACGCACCCTGCCGTCGCGCAGAAGATCGGCTAAGGCGGTCAGGGTGGTCACTGTCTTGCCCAGGCCCATGTCTATCCATAACGCGGCCTTGGGGTTGTGGCGGATGAACTCAATGGCTCGCCGCTGGTAGGGGTGGAGGTTCTTTTCGTTCAACACAGTAGGGCCTTCCCCTGGTCAACGTCATCGACGATGTGTACAAAATGGTCAACACTTGCGAGCTGGCGGTGGATAGCGAGCTGGTAGGGCGTGGGTTTCTTGCCTGGCGCCTTAAACTCGACAATGACCAGCTCCCCGGCTTTGAAGTACAGGCGGTCGGGGACGCCGCGTTGGCTCGGCGAGACCCACTTGAAACTGATCCAGCCGTTCCGCTTGGCATGAGCCGTAACCGCCTTCTCAATGGCGGACTCTCTCACTTGCGGTAGCGCTCCGCCTCATAGGCCTCAGCGCTTACCGGCAGCCCCTTGGCCCAGGGCGGCAGCTCGCACATAAGCCGTTCAAACTCTTCCAGGCTGCCGTGGCCCTTCGGCACGTCGGCCACAATCTCATCGTGGACGGTGAGCACCACCGGGTAGCCGGCCCCCTCAAGACGCATGACCGCAGCCGCCAGCAGGTCACGGGCGATGGCTTGCGTGATGCTCTGCACCAGCGAGCCTCCGTAAGCTTGAATCTCACCCCACTGGAAGGTCTTGTTGTTGTGCCCTTCGTAAGACAGGCGACCATTCTCAAGCTGCACTTTGGGGAAGCTGAGCACTCTGCGGCTTGGCAATTTAAAGAGCAGGTCGTCTTCGATGACCTTCCAAGCGCCGCAACGTGTCTCGGCCACGCCGCCGTGCTGCACGGCTTTGACCGCTGCGCGCTCGACCTCGGCCCACAGGGTGACGATGGGCTTGTTCGATGCGCGCCAGTCATCGCGGACCTTCATGGCTGTGGTCTCGTCCACGTCGGTGCCGTAGGCTTGGGCCATCTTGCTAAAGGCCATGACCCCACCTTGGTAGCCTAGGGCCAGGGTAGCGACCTTGCCCAGAAAGCGCTGGTCCTTATCCACCCTGTCGTACCCGGTGCCAAACATCTCTGACGCGGTCACCTTGTAAATGTCCAGGCCTTCGCGGAACGCATCGAGCACGGTGCCGTGCTCCGCCATCCAGGCCAGGGTCCTTGCCTCGATGCTGGCAAAGTCCCCGACGACCAAGCGGCAGCCCTCGCTGGCCACCAGCATTCCTCGCAGGCAAGACGCTAGGGCCTCCATGGGCTCGCCGGGGATCGCGGCAGGGTCGCGCAGGGGTAAAGCTTGGATGACCGGCTCCACGGGCACGGTTGGGCGCGGGAGGTTTTGTGGTTGGAAGTGCCGGCCAGACCAACGGCCGGTGGCGGCGCCGTGGAAGACGAGGACCCCGTGGGCTCGACCGTCCTGGCCCAGCACCGCCTGCATGGCCTGGTATTTCTTATTGCTCGCCCGGCTCATGGCTTGGCGGATCACTAGCAGCTCGCGCACCTCGGGCGGACAGGCGTCGTCCTCGATAGCAGCGGCCACCGCCGGCTTGTCGTAGCCGGTCATCGTGTAACCCCGGCTGGCGATCCACTCCAGGGTCTTAGCCCGGCTAGCCGTGGAGGTCAGTGCGTAGCCCGTGATCTTCCGCACCCGTGCGCTAAGCTGATCGGTCACAGTGTCAATGATTGCCTGAGCGTGCCCGATGCTCTCAGTGTCGAGTCGGATGCCGCGCCAGTTGATGCGCTGGTCCACAACCCAAAGATCCTGCTCCGGCTTTTGCAGTTGGCGCAGGCGGCGTCGTATCTCACGCTCAGCCACTACGTCCTGCAAACAGTAATCGTACAACTCTTGCAGCAGCAAGGAGTCCTGCTGGCGCTTGCCTCCGTAAGGCTTGCACAGGCGCTGGATCAGCAGCTTCCCGCGCTTGTCCTTAGCAGCGTCCGCCGGCAGGCCCATAAATTCGCCACACTTCCCAAGCGCCCGCGGGTATGCCTGAGCCGCGGCCATGGCGGCGGTGTCGCGCCACTGCTCAAGCGGAATCTCAGGCCAGCGCAGCACAAGGTTCCAGACGCATAGCTCAAAGAAGCTATTCCAGGCCCACACCTCAGCGCCGTCAGCGATTGCGGCTAGGAGCCTTTGAGGTTTGGGGTCGCCAGGGAGCCAGAGCTGAGGTGCCTCGTCGCCAATGGCCCAGGCAAGGCAGAGAACTTCGGTGGTCGGGTGGTCGGCGTAAGCGTAGGCGCCTGCGCTGCGGATGTCGCACTCAGAATAGGTCTCAAAATCTATGGAGATGTGCATAGAAAAAGGGGCCCGGAGGCCCCTTGTCTCCTCTAGCTAAGGAAGTCGTCGCCTTCATCCACCACATCCGCAGTGGTCTCGCTGCTGATGTCATCGAAGACGCTCTCAGCCTTAGTCGCGCCTGAGCCAAAGGCGTCGCCATCGCGTACAAACTGGATCGCATTCAGGTTGCAGTTAATGCGCTTGCCCCATTGATTATTCTGCACCCACAAGGACACCGCCGCATTGACATAACAGCCTGCATAAGGACGCCCGTCTTCCTCGACCAGAGCAGAGCGGTCTCGGTCAACGATCACCGGCCGTTGGCGGCTGGAGCATGAGACAAACATCGCATGCTCATAGCCGTCGTAAGCCTTTTCTTCGCCGTCGCCAAGGCACACCTTAATGCCCTTCGGCGGCTTGCCCGCGAATCCTTCCATCGCAGCCTGCTTGATGTGCTCGCGGAACGCAGCGATCTGCTTGGCATCCACTTCCTTGTCGAGCAGGAAGTTCGCACTGAACTTCGGCGTCTGCCCTTCCATGTACGCCTTCGGCGTCCAAATTTGGGGAAAGGAAAGCCGTACAGATTTCAACATTATGGTGCTCATTAGATCATTCCTCATTAAGGTCATTGAAAGCGGCCCCGTCTATTGCAGGCCGAGGGTCTGCGTCGGGAGCCAGGGTTGGCTTCCCTTGCGGTTTGACGATGAGATCGGCGATCTCACCGGCATTCTTCCGACCAAGCCGCCTTTCCGCTTGGCTGGGAGAAATCAGTTTGATGACGTAGGCCTCGTCGCCGAGCATGTCGTCAAGCTTGTCGCCGGCTTCCATCTCGTCCGCCCAGCGGCGCAGCGAGCGCCCAGCGACCAGCTTGTAGCCGGGGACAATGCCGCCGGCGGCGAGGACAGACTGGGCGTGGTCCTTCACGGCCCCGGCCCAGTTGACCAGGCCGTCAAGGTGAGGCAGAAGCTCAGCGATCTGCGCCGCGTTAAGCAGGTGCGGCTCAGTGAGATCGAGCAGGGCTTCGCGCTCTAGGTCACTGAAGGCAAGCTGAGCAAGACCCAGGTTGTGGTCAGCCAGCGCACGGCATTGCGCCCGCGCCTTGCAGAACCGGCAGGCTGACTCGCTGGGGCCAAAGGGCGCCTTGTCTGACAGAGCCAGCTCAGCGGCCGGGCGGACGACGTTGTCGCCCCAAGCCAGCAGGTCCTTCACCCGCATCTCGGCGGTGTCTATGTGATCGAGTCGCGGCTGCACGATGGTCATGCGCACCGTGTCCACTTGGAAATCAAAACCGAACTCTTGGAACGCGCCGAGCCCATAGAGCCGGAGCTGCGCGTTGTCCTCAGCAAAGACCTTTACGCCTTTGCCGTACTTGAGGTCCACCACTTCCAGCGTGCCCTCATGGAAGACCAGCGCATCGGCAGTGCCGAACCCTTGAGGTGCAAACTGATGGTAGGTAACCCGCTCCTCGATGCGCTTATCACCACGCAGCGAGTTGACGTAGTCAACGTAGGTAGCGACGCCGGCCACCATCTCCTCGTCTACAGCGTAGCCCTCAACCTCACTACCAAGGAAACGCTCAGGCGCCCAGCCGTTACGCAGGCATGCCTCTGCGACCGCATGCGCTGCGGTGCCTTGCTCAGCAGCAGCGGAGGTGGTGTCGGGAAGCTTTGCCTCCATAGCTATAGAGGCAGGGCAGGAGATCCAGCGGTGAGCCTTTGAGGCTCCGAGCTTCGCGTGTGCTGTCACTTTGGCAACCCCAAGCAGTTGTTGTTTGCGCAGGTTAGGGGTTGTCGATTATGCTGTCAAATCGGTTTCGCAAATTTGTTAAAGATGGGAGATTGTCATGCGCAACAAGGAACGGGTCGCTGAGATCAGCGATGCGATTGACCGCGTGAAAGTTGCAGCCGGGCTCTCAAGCGATAACCGCCTAGCGGGTGCGCTGGACGTGACCAAGCAGGCGCTGTCAATCTGGCGCAACCGGGGGCGCGTGCCTGCACTACGCGCTTGCCAGATGGAGGTGTTGAGCGAGGGCCAGGTAAGCTGGCAGGAGCTAGCACCGGAAATCATTGAGGAGTTGGAGGGGTGAGGTATGAGAGAACCGGCGAACGTGATGCAGTTGTTAGAGAAGTTGGTTTGGTTGCTGGAACGCCTGTGCGACGGGCTTTCCCATGGGTTCGACGTGTTAGCGTCCTGGCTACGCGACCTGCGCAACTGGCTGCGGCGGGCATAAAAAAAGCCCGCCTGGCAGGGCGGGCTAAACGCAGGGAGAGTCAAAGCATGTGGCTGCGAACCACGGGGGAATTATGCCTTATCTAAAAAAGTTTGGGCACCAGCTAGTCAAAAACGGCTACGAGATTGTGCCTGTTAAGGCTGGAACAAAAGCCCCAGCGCTGACAGGTTGGCAAAACATCCGCGCTACCTGCGAGGACGTTACGAAGTGGGCAGCTAACGGCCATAAAGACAACGGCATCGGTGTGCTTTGTCGCAACGTCATCGCCGTAGACATTGATTGCCATACGTCAAGTCTCAACCATCAGTTGTTGGATTGGCTTAGGGACAACGTCGGCGCCGGCCCGATCCGCGTGGGCCAGAAACCTAAGTGCATAATGGTCCTGCGCCCCGAGGAGCCGATGACCAAGCTGCGCTCTGCGGAGTTTGAGGACCCCGCGGGGAACCGCAACGCTGTCGAGGTGCTGGCCACGGGGCAGAAGTTTGTAGCCTACGGTATCCACCCCGGCACGCGGAAGGAATATTCCTGGCCAACTACGCATCTGGCTGACACGCCCCGGGACAGCATCCCAGTCATCACCCGGGCTCAGGCCGAGGCGTTCATCGGTCATTTTGAAACGCTCGCTGGCCAGCGCGGCTGGGAGCTGGTGCGCGGTGGCGCTGGGCAACCCACGCTCGACCCAGAAGACATCACTAACCTGCGGCCTAAATTGGGCGCCAGCATCGAAGAGCTGCGGGAGATGGTCGATGCCATCGACCCCGACGCTCACCATGACGATTGGATCAAGGTGGGCATGGCTCTGCACCATGAGACCGACGGCGGCGACGACGGCCTGGAGCTATGGGACGAGTGGTCGTCCCGCGGCCACAAGTATTTAGAGGGCGAGTGCGGCCGACGCTGGGGCACGTTCGACAATGACGGCAAGGTGCCGGTGACTGGCGCTTACCTGAAGCGCCAGACCGCCGTGGCTGAGTCGGAGGCGGTGACCGAGGAGCGCCTGCCCGCGATGCTGCGCAACTGGGCCTTTGTGCAGGTAGAGGGCGCAGCCAGGGTTATCCGCGAGGACCTACCCTCACACCACCTAGTCCTATACCGCTTGGAGGACCTCAAGAAGGAGCATCAGAACTGCCTGGTGCTGGACTTCAGCGGCGAGAAGCCCAAGCGCCAGAACCTTGTGGACAAGTGGCTAGAGGACCCGGATCGCCGCACCTATCCAGCGGGCCTAGCCTTCGCCCCGGACAGCGACGTGCTCGGCCGCTACAACCTATGGCGCGGGTGGAGCTATGAGGCCAGCGAGGGCGACGTCGGCCCATGGCTGGATTTCATCACCAACGTGATCGCGTGCGGCGATGAGGACCACGCCAACTACATTGTGGCCTGGTGCGCGCAGATGGTTCAGGAGCCTATGTCTAAGCTGGGTGTGGCCATGGTGCTACGCGGCCGCAAGGGCACGGGCAAGACTAAGTTCGGCGAGCTGCTGGGTGGGCTCTGCAAGCCGCACCATAAGATCGTGGCGCGCAGCGAGCACGTCACCGGCCACTTCAACCGGCACCTTGAGGACACGCTCCTGCTCCAGGCGGATGAGGCGTTCTGGGCTGGAGCCAAGGGCAGCGAGGGTGCGCTCAAGGACCTGATCACTAACCCGGAGATCACCATCGAGCGCAAGGGCGTGGACGCCTACAGCGCGCCCAACTTCACCCGCGTGCTATTCACCTCCAACGAGGAGTGGGTGGTGCCGGCGAGCCTGGACGAGCGACGCTTCGCCGTGTTCGACGTGAGCACTAGCCGCCAGCAGGATAGCGCCTACTTCGGCGCGCTCGATCGCTGGTATCGCCAGGGTGGCGCAGCAGCGATCCTGCACTACCTCCGCGCTTTCGACCTGTCGAAGGTGAACGTGCGGGCAGCGCCCCGGACCCGAGCCCTGACGGACCAGCAGCTTGAGTCTCTGAGTAGCGTCGATTCCTGGCTCCTTGCCGCGCTGCAGAATGGCGAGCTGCGCGAGCACCGCGTTGCCGGCGACAAGCTGGAATGGGGCGACGAGGTGAGCAAGGCCCAGCTTTACCACATCTACTGCTCGTCGGTGACGGGCCGCTTTGAGGACAGGTTCAAGGAGTCCGCCTTCTGGCGGAAGCTGCGCGGTTACCGGGGGCTGCTACTAGGCGAGAGCCAGCGGAGCGTGGCCGGCGTGCGCGTGCGTATGGTCAGCCTTGCCCCGGTGCAGGATGCGCGTCGAGCTTTCGCTGAGGCCCAGAACCTCACCATCGACTGGCCAGAGCTAGCCGTGCTCGACCCCATGGACCCGGCAGGATGGGACGACGAGGACGTTCCTTTCTGAGACAATGCGCTCATCCACGGGCATGGGGGATGAGCGTGGAATCAAAGGTTTGCAAGTCATGCGGCGCGGAAAAACCTCTAACCGATTTTTCGCTGTACTCAAACGGGGGGCCAGAGTCGACCTGCAAGAGCTGCCGTAATCGGCAGCGTATGCGCGGCCGCACTGGCCTCAAAAATTATTTGAAGTGGATTTGCACCGCTGCCAAGTCGCACTGCAAGCGCACAGGCAGGGCTGAGTTTCTTCTTGAGCCCGAGCACCTGTCCGAAATTTGGGAGGAACAGGGAGGGCGGTGCGCCCTCTCAGGCGTCTTCATGACCTATCACAAGGACGGGGCAGGGCGCAAAGACTTCAACGCCAGCATGGACCGCATCCACCCCACCGGGCCGTACACGCGCGACAACGTGCGCCTGGTGTGCGACCGGGTCAACACCATGCGGCACACGCTTTCAGAGAACGAGTTCTGGTGGTGGATAAAAAACATTTACAATTTTGGAGAGGAAGCCAATGGGCTTGCAGATTGACTATGTCGAAATGGACATCGACCAAGACGGGGACGTAGCGCTGACGCTGTCAGTAGTCACTGATGACCCGCAAATCCTGGCGAGGGCTCGCCGTGCCTTGCGGGCTGTGCTGGACGACGCGCCCCGGCTAGCCGCTGTGCCTTTGCAGCAGCCGGAGCGCGACAACTAGCGAGCCCAGGTGAGGGGGTGGATGACCTCCATGGCCCAGTCGTCTAGCTTGTAGGTGTTGAAGGCGATGGTGCGGAGCTGGCGGCTGCCCCAGTGTTTTCGGACGTGCTCGATGGAGAGGGCCAGCTCGGGGTGGCGGCGCGCGAAATCTACATGTTCAGAGCGCGCGCGCTTTTTTTGCTCCAAGGCTTGCACCTCCTCATCGCTTAGCGGTTCATCGGCCTCGCTTACCGGCGACGCTACTACATCATTGTCGATGCCTAGCAGGCTACGCATCTCCAAGACGCGCTCTTCGTATAGCTTGAATCCGCTGCCATCGGGACGGCGGATTGATGAGCCAAAGCTGTAGTCGCGCACCTTAAAGGTCCTTATGAAAGTCGAATAATGAATCCCCATTGCGACCGACCATTCCCGCGGCGAGCCTAACGGGGCGTAGTCTTTGAGGGTCTTGCGCCAGTGGGTAGGCATCACGCCGTACGGTTTGCGGTCCATCGACACCCCCTTGGTGCTTTGATCTTCCATCCTCATATCCTCAGCCGATGATGCTTTGATCCACGCGCGCACAAGCTTTGTGAAGCCGCGTCGAAAGGTTTTCAGTTCCTGCCCCTGAAACAGCTCGCCCTCTTTGATCGAGCTGAGCGCTCGGATGATCAGCTCCGCCTGCCTCCGGCTCAGGCGGTTGGTGCCCCGCATGGGCAGATAGGCGGGGCGCTGGTCAGGCATCGAGGTCCTCCTGCGCGTGCCGGGCATGTAGCGCCCGATCAATCTCGTCATACACCTCGGGCACGTCGCCAGCGTAGGTGAGCAGCAGCTCAGCGATGAGCTGAGGCGGCAGCAGCTCAGTCAGAGCCCGCACGTCGCATTGCTCGATCATGCACTCGGCTTGCTCCGCGATGCGCCAGGACATCAGAGCCTCGGAGAGGCTGATCACTTTAGCGGGCATGCTGATACTCCACGTCGGGTACAAAGTCAGAACAGTCGATGGGCACGTCACTGACCTCGGGTGGCCAGTAGCCAGAGCACACCATTTCGCGGGTGTGCTCGGCCTCGTTGACGGCCTGGTCGTAGGTGTCATCGACAAGCACAACCATCCCAAAAAGCACTGCAGCAATGATCCAGATCGGCATTAGTCCTCCTCCTTCTTCTTTTGAGCATCAAAGGCTTTGAGCCGTGCCTGGGCCTCAAGAGCCCAGGCTGCATTGCGGTCACGGCGCGCTTGGCGCGCTTGGTAGCGCGTGGGCCGTTGCGGTTTGCGGTAAGTCATGCTGCCTCCTTATTTGCCTGTGCAGCGCCGGGCATGGTCGAGCGCCGCGAAAAAATACTTTGACTGGGCTTTCTTTGGGGCGCCTTTGTTAACTCGTCGATCCTCCCAGGAAAGTTGGCATTGACGTTCGACAATCGTGAGCAGCACCTCGGGGTCCATGTTGAGGAGGAAGTTTCGGAGATCGCGGTGAGTTCCAACGCGGGTACGCTCCTTGATGTAAGAGGCAAAACGGTTTGCCCTGTCCCTGCGAAGCAGTTCTAAAAACTGGGTATAGGTCTCGCGGGCGCGTCGGTCGGCGGAGCGTTGTTCCATTTGTTGTTCGCGCAGTTGTCGTGCAGTCATTTGTCTCTCTCCTAGGGCGGCTTACGCCGCCTCCGCTGCTTCGACCAAAGAGCTGATCTCGGGAAAGTCGGTATAGTCAGAGATAATGGTGTCACGCTCCCCCCAGAAGATGACCGCCGCACCAAGGCGAAAGCCGGTTCGCCCATCAAAAAACTCAACGGTAGCGCTTTCCCCAGAGTGCATCGCCTCAAAAACCTTCGCGTAATCCTTGCTTCGGTTGACAACCTTGTCAGCGTATTCGTCATAAGCAGAATCCCAGACCGAGATCGCATAGCCCCGGTCCGCTGCCTCCTGCAAAAGACTGGCAATGATATGGAATTCTTCTCGGTTCATTTCTTCAGGGCGCTTAAACTTGAGGTTCATGTTTTGTCTCTCTCCACTGTAAGCCAGGACGTCCCTGGCATGTACAAATATTATCAACCGCAGGTTGACTGATCAACTACAGATTGACCGTTTGTCGGTCGGGGATGCACAGGGTGATGCACAGGGTAGGGAAAGGCGCACAAGATATATTGTGCGCGGTCAAGGTAAGGTGAACTGGTCAATTTTTGAACAGTTGGCATGCACAACTTAGCCTGTGCGCCGAACAGGGTATGAGCGTTGCGGTTGTGCGGGTTAAGTTATTGATATTCATAGGATCAAGGCGCACGGGAACAGTAAGAACAATATAATCCTCTCTCTTATCAGAGAGAGATATATAAGGGTTATATGTGCTTATTGTGTGCCCTGGTGAATTGTGACCCTGTTCACCTGTTCTGGTTGTGCATGCCCTGGAGGATGCACAACCTAGGTTGTGCGTGCGGTAAAACCCCCACAAGGTTTCATACAATAATCAAGTTGAGCCGGAGTGCTGCACAACTGGCGGTTGTCAAGTACAATCGGCGCTACAGTTTGAGCCTGTGAGGTACGACATGGCTGGCGGAAGACCGCGAATCGAAATCGACCTGGCCCGAGTAGAACAGCTCGCGGCTGAAGGGCTTAGCGAGGAGCAGATCGCTCTGAGCCTAGGCATCAGCCAAGACACCATCTACCGGCGCAAGAACAGTTCTGCGGCGTTTGCGGACGCCCTAAAGCGGGGCAAGGCCCGCGGCGTCGAGACCGTGGCTAATACGCTCTTCCGCGCAGCCACTGACACCGAGAAGCCGAACATGGCCGCGGCCATCTTCTACCTCAAAGCCCGCGGCCAGTGGCGTGAGAAGGCTGACGTGACCGTGGAGCATAGCGGTGAGGTGATGGTCGAGCACGATGTAGCCGCGGCTCTCGACGCTCTTAAGCGTGCCGGCATCGACCCGTCGAGCCTCTGATGTACCACTGGTGTACCAACCGTGGCTAAGCCATTGATTTACATCCACATCGCCCCGATGCCGGATCGGCTTGCCCGCTCGGGCAGCCCGACCCCCACCCTAAACGCGAATGACAATCATTCTCATCAAGCAGGGGTTGACGGGGGTGGGGGGCCGCGGGTGATCGAGGCCGTTTCGCAAAATCGGGACTCCGGGGAGGGGGGCTACGGGGCCATATATCGAGATACATACTTGGGGGTCGCCCATGGCTGAGGCAGCCGCTCCCAAAAAACCACTTCGCAAAAAAGGGACTCCTAAGTCTGTGGTAACCGCTGCCCAGGAAAAGAAAGCCATGGAGTTGGCGGCTGCCATCGAACTGGTTAAGCGCCACAAAGCCGAAAACCGGCTGAGCTATTTCGATCCCTACCCTTGGCAGCGTGACTTCTATCACGCTGGGCCTGAGAACAAGCAGCGCATGCTCATGGCCGCAAACCGTGTAGGCAAAACGGCTTCCATGGCGGTGGAGGTGGCCTGCCACCTCACAGGCCTATACCCGGACTGGTGGGAGGGGATCAGGTTCCACCGGCCGGTGCAGGCTTGGTGCCTCGGTGTCTCCGGTGAGCAGTTGCGGGATGTGGTGGTGAAGGAGCTGCTCGGAACCTATGAAGGGGACGGGAAGTTCGACGGCACCGGCCTGATCCCCCAGCGCCTGGTCAAGCAGGTTACCCCGGCCATGGGGACGCCGCGCCTGCCACGGGACGTGGCGATCCGCCACACCGCCGGCAAGTTCAGCAACGTCAGCTTCAAGAGCTATACCCAGGGGCAGCATGTGCTCATGGGGAGTAGCCAGGACTTCATCTGGATCGACGAGGAACCGACCGACCCCACTATCTACCCCCAGTGCCTAACGCGGACGGCCACTGGTAATGATGGGAAGGGCGGCTACACGGTCCTCACATTCACCCCGGAAAACGGTGTCACCGAACTGGTCGCCCAGTTCATGGACAACCGGGCCCCCGGGCAGCACCTGGCGAATGTCACCTGGGAGGATGCCCCTCATCTCGACAGGGAGACAAAGGAACAGTTGCTGGCAGCTATCCCCGAGTACCAGCGCGACATGCGCTCCCGGGGTATCCCGGTTCTAGGGGAGGGAATGGTGTTCCCTATCGCCGAGGAGGCGATTAGCTGCGAGGCCTTTGAAGTACCTCCGCACTACAAGCGCCTGGCTGGGATCGACTTCGGGATCACCCACCCGACCACCGTGGTGTGGACGGCCTACAACCCTGATAACGACACCATCTACGTCTACGACTGCTACAAGGTGGACGGCGAGGTGCCTGCGGTCCATGCCAGCGCTATCAAAGCGCGAGGAAAGAATATCCCAGTGATATATCCCCATGACGGGGACAGCACCGAGAAAGGGTCCGGCAGGACCCTGGCCGAAATGTATCTGGAGGCTGGGGTGCTGATGATCGGCAAGTTCACCAACCCCGACGGCACCAACTACGTCGAGCCGGGGCTCATGGAGCTGCTGGAGCGTATGCGCACTGGCCGCTTCAAGATCTTCGACCACCTGAAGCCGTGGTTTGAGGAGTTCCGGCGCTACCACCGGAAGAAGGGGAAGATACACAAGGAGTTCGACGACTTGATGGATGCCACGCGCTACGCGGCCATCAGCGTCACGCGCTTCGGCCAGAACCAGGCCGAGATGGAGCTACACGGTCGCGGAGGATACACGTCCCATGAATACGATTATTGAGCAGATCGACGAGGACGCGCTCCTCAATACCTTAGAGCGGAATATCGACGCAGCCGACACTTATGCCAACAGTGAAGTGGGCGAGCAGCGCGACAAGGCGCACCGCTACTACTATGGCGAGCCGATAGGCAATGAGCTGAAAGGGCGCTCGCACCACGTCTCAAGGGACGTGTTTGACGCCGTTGAGGCTGTGAAGGCCCTGATGCTTGAGACCTTTAGCGCGGATAAGAATATCTGCCGCTTCGACCCGCAAACCGCAGAAGACGTAGTGCCGGCCAAGATGGCTACGGCACTGGCGAACTACATTTTCTACCGGCAGAACGCCGGTCATAAGGTGCTGACAGACGTGATCCACGATGCCCTGGTGGCTAAGACTGGGGTGGTCAAGCGGTATTGGAAAGAGGACTACCGCTATCAGTCTGAGG